GCTATATGTATATCCATCATTGATGCACGATTCGCAAATACATTGATCGTGATAAGCCCATTGAAAATTATTCTCAAAATCAATGCGATTGCAATCATCACATTCCCGAAAATAATCTCCAAACATATCTTCCAAAACTTCGCGTAAATCAAAAGTATTGCGAGCCCATCGGAATTGCGCCCCATTGATTATTTCAAGGGCTTCAGAATCATCATCAGTTGATTTGCATCGAGCCAATGATTCTCCCAATACTTTTAATTGAGTTCGCATCTCATTAAATCCCCGTAATGCAAATACATTCCTATTCCATCGATCAGATCGATATAAATACCCGCGAATATTGTCCTGCATATATAAGCGCATGGATTGAGCCCACGAACTATCCCGCAATTTATCCGTTGAATACTTTAATAGATTGCTCATTCTGTTAAATCCTTTCAATAAGTGATTGCGAGAACTATTCCCGCTCCCCGATTGTAAGCGCATAAATATGACATTTTGATGGCATCGATTTAGGTGTTTACCCTTGCCCTCCATTGTGGGAGATCGTGGGATTTATGGGGGCTCGATTGCCCGATTGATTGCGCTATTCGCGCCCCATCTTCAATGTGACCATCGCGCGCGCATTGAACTGTAAGCCCCCTATCGCGCCCATCGCGCCCATATTGGCATCACGGCAATATGAGAGCCCCATCTGATGCCCTCATCGCTTATGAGCCCTCTAAGCCAATGCACCATAATGGTGCATTGGGGGAGAGCCCTTGATGGCTCGCGCCCACAATGTAAGTGAGCGCTCACTTCGCGCCCATATACCCATGATGGCAATATGGTTATTGATGTAAGTAAGCGCTCACTCACTTAGGGGTGCTTTTTATATTGCGATGCACCAAATTAGCAGACCCCCCTAGGTGGGTGGGAGGGCCCCACACAGATTGACAGCCCGTTTATTTTTCGTAGTTTGCACAAAACCTTGACCTGTGAAAATTTTTTTTGCAAAATTACAGGTAAAAGCATTTCACAATGTGGGAACCCTGACTACTGTTGCTTTAAGTATCGCTCGTAAGTCCTTGATAGTTCGTTGAGGGTGCGCTTGTAAGTCCTTGATTGTCACAGTAGTCATAGTAGTCACCCTTTATTTCTATTATTTTATTATTTTAAAAAAGAAAAAGATTTATCTTGGAGCAAAAGTGAAATAGACCCTGACTACTGTGACTACTGTGACAATTTTTGGTTTATTTTTTTGGATTGGGACGGAAACTGCAATAATTTTGCATTAGTTAGATTATGAGTAAATATGTATACCAAATCCAAGGTGCTCTAGAAAGCGAAGACGGTGTTCTTCGTGGCTTGAGGGTTTTGGTTTGCGACCTCTATAACTTTGATTCTGTTGATGTGCCCATTGCTGTATTGGATAAAGAAACCCGCGCGTACCTCAAATACCGCTTAATGGTGACCGATGCCATCAATATCCAGAGATTGCCCATCAGAATCCAGAACAACATACGAGCGCCGTTAGGGCGCTGGCTGGACCGATGGGTCCTTGATAATTTCCATGGCGATCCTAGCGAACGAAAAAGTATTAACCCTTGATTATTGGAAGTATGCGCATACTTTGTCTGAAGGCGATTATGTCTTTAACCGTGAAGGCAAGCTAGTACGCATCAAACTCATCCAAAAATACCGAGCCAACGACTGCTATCAGGTTGTCTTTAATGACCACCTCACGGTTTCGGGTGACAAGAACCTAAGACTTCCCTTAGAAAACCCCAAATACCGCAAACGCCTAAACGAATACAAAGGCAAGCGTCAGTTTTTGCGCCCGTTAAAAGATACTAAGCTGGAAGACTTACTGACTGCCAGCCTTAAAACCAATAATAACCGCTCAACTTTCTCGGTTCCATCGGCAAAACCATTGGAACTACCCACCCAAACGCTGCCAGTACCGCCGTTTATCTTTGGGTTTTGGTTTTTTAGCCGACGCTCTACCAAAAAGTTATCCGCGCCCCGTGGCAAATGGGAAGAAGTCGAGCGCCAGTTCAAAGAACATGGCTACAAGATTACGGTTGGCAAAAAGATTAATACTGGCGAGCGGGAATTTTCTGTTTATCCGTCAATCGAATCGCAACTCATGCCAGATATCCCGTGGCAGATCCCAAATAACTATCTGCTTGGCTCGCATGAACAGCGCCTTGAGTTGCTACGTGGAATATTACACGCAAAACATCGCCAGTATTCCGCAAAGCGTGACCGATTTCGATTTACCTCACAGCATCAGCGCATTTTTAGCCAAGTACAATTTCTCGTGGAATCTCTTGGTCATAAAACAACCTGCACGTTTGACGAGACCAAAGAATATTACACCATATCATTCAAATCTAGGTTAAAATTACTAGATGAACAAGTATCTCCGCCACTAAAAGTGCACAACGACAGGCGGTACATCAAACAAATTGAACCCATGGGCGAACAGTTGTGCGTCCACATTGAAACAGAAGGAGCTGATAATAGCTTCTTGGTAGGAGCCGGTTTTATTTCATGTCTTTAACAGCAAAACAAGAACTCGAACTGAAAAAGTTTGCAGCCGCACGGCAGCATTGGCCTAAAGCCGAGCTTGATGCAGCCATTTGGCGCATCCGTTGGCACTTGCAAGCACTACCACACCAAAAAGAACCAGACGATGGAGAGTATGATACGTTTCTTATGTTGGCGGGGCGCGGATCTGGTAAGACACATACGGCGTCTCATTGGATTGGTATTCGTGCTTGGATGTACGACAACACACGCTGGCTTGTCACTGCCCCAACCTCTAATGATATCCGTGCAACTTGCTTCGAAGGAGACTCCGGTCTTCTCAATATCATACCCAAGAGCCTTATACGAGATTACAACAAGTCCCTCTTTGAAATTACCCTCACCAACGGATCTCTCATTCAAGGCATCCCCGCCTCAGAGCCAGAACGATATCGTGGTAAACAGTTCCACGGAGCTTGGTTTGACGAGTTGTGCGCCTTCGAATATCTTGATGACGCATACGATGGAGTACAGTTCACCCTCCGTCTGCGCGATCCTCGCATCGAGCGAGTCCAGCAAATCATCACAACCACACCAAAGCCAAAAGAACTTATCGTCGACCTTGCCGAAGGAAAAATCGGTGGCGACGTCTACATGGTCAACGCATCATCGTATGACAATAGGTCGAACCTCTCCGAGACATTTTTTAAACAGTTAGAAACTTACGATGGCACTGACATTGGTCGTCAGGAGATTTATGGTGAAATCCTTGACCCCGAGCAAGCTGGTATCATCAAGCGTAGACAGTTCCGCATGTGGCCAGCAGATAAGCCCACCCCCGACCTTGAATATGTCATTGCGTCATACGACCCAGCTACCTCAGAAAAAACCACCAACGACCCGACAGCTTGCACAGTATGGGGTGTGTTTGAAACCACCGATATTGGTGTGGGCATCATTCTTTTAGATGCTTGGGACGGTCACTTAGCTTACCCAGAGTTGCGCCGTAAAGTCATTGACGACTTTAAGGAAGTGGTTTATGGGGCAGACAATGACTTTGCCAAAGGTCGTAAAGCGGACATGGTGCTGATGGAAGATAAGTCTGCTGGTATCTCATTGATCCAAGAGTTGCAAGGATCTGGCATTGATGTACGTGGTTACAACCCCGGTCGTGCCGATAAGGTGCAGCGTATCAACATTGTCGCGCCCCTCATTGCCAAAGGTAAAGTCTGGATACCAGAAGATCCCAAAATCAAAGGCGAGTTTGCAGACTGGGCCAAACGGTTCCTTAGACAAGTGTGTTCGTTCCCAGAAGGCGGCGGTCATGATGACTATGTAGACTCTTTGTCACAAGCCCTGCGTGTTTTGCGCGATACTGGCTGGATTCAGCTTGATCCACTCCCAGCGCGCGATTATTCATATGCCGATGATGATTTCCGCAAACGGGCAGCAAATCCTTACGCCCAGTAGGGCGGAAACCCCCGTTTATTTGCATTAGTATTAATAGGAACAATTTCCACCCAATTTTATAGAATCTATGGCAAATCCACAGTTACCCATCCAGCAAGGCGGCAATCTTCCCGGTTTAGACCGTGACGAAGATCTCAAGGACGACGCTGAGCAAGAAATGCAAAAGGAAGAGTTCGAGCAAGATCTCGGGCTAGATCCAGAAGAAGTGGATCAAGAAGTCATTGAGTTGGATGACGGTTCCGTTGTTGTTAATTTTAAACCCAAAGAAGGTCCACAAAAGAATCCAGAATTCTATGCCAACTTGGCAGAAGAGTTTGATGAGGACACGCTTCTTACTTTGGCTTACGAATACCTTGACTACATTGACGTAGACAAAGAAGCCCGTAAGCAACGCGACAAACAATACGAAGAAGGTCTACGCCGCACTGGCCTTGGCAAAGACGCACCCGGTGGTGCAGTGTTTGATGGCGCATCCAAAGTGGTGCACCCTGTCATGGCAGAAGCCTGTGTTGACTTTGCTGCATCATCTGCAAAAGAATTATTACCCCCTGAAGGTTTGGTCAAATCCAACATCAAGGGTAACGCCACATTAGAAAGACAAGATACTGCACAGCGTAAAGCAGAGTTTCTTAACTGGCAGCTTACAGAACAAATCGCTGAGTACCGTGACGAGATGGAGCAATTGCTCACTCAGTTACCACTTGGCGGATCACAATTCCTTAAATGGCGTTTTGATGAAGAGCAGTTGCGTCCTACTTGCGAGTGGGCACCAATTGACAACATCATCCTCCCATACTCCTCTACCAATTTCTACACATCACAACGCGTTACTGAAGTACAAGATATTACTGAAGACATTTACCTTCAGCGTATCGAACAAGGCATTTACAAAGACATCGAGTCATTTACGACATCCGATGCACCGTTAACTGAACAAACCCGCTCTGAAGAAGCCAATAACAAAATCGAAGGCAAAGAAATGCCATCGAAGAATATTGACAATCTTCGTCGTGTTTATGAGATTACCTGTTTCTTGCGTTTGGAAGATGATGTTGAAACTGAAGGACGCCGCGCCCCTTACATTCTCACTATCGATGAGACAACTAGTAAGGTGCTCGCATTAAGACGAAATTGGGAATCAGGCGATGAGAAGCTCACAAAACTGGATTGGTACGTTGAATTCAAATTCATTCCTTGGCGTGGTGCTTACGCTATTGGTCTCCCCCATCTTATTGGTGGTTTGTCTGCTGCTCTCACTGGCGCTTTACGTGCTCTGCTTGACGCTGCTCATATCAACAACTCTCAGACATTACTTAAACTCAAAACTGGACGCGTGTCTGGACAGTCTGATAGGATTGAACCCACCCAAGTAGTTGAAGTTGAATCTGGTCCCGGTATTGACGATGTACGTAAGATCGCCATGCCAATGCCGTTCAATCCACCTTCATCGGTGTTGTTTGATTTATTGGGTTGGTTAACTACCGCAGCTAAAGGTGTTGTTTCTACTTCTGAAGAGAAGATTGGTGAAGCCAATAACAACATGCCTGTTGGCACAGCCCAAGCGCTGATTGAACAGGGCGCCAAAGTATTCTCAGCTATCCATGCTCGTTTACATCGTAGCCAAGCTAAATCATTAGAAATCGTATCTCGTATTAACCATTGGTACTTGTCTGAGATGGACAACGAATCTGGTACTGAGATTGAGGTTCGCGACTTTGCTGAAAACAACGACGTACGTCCTGTATCTGATCCTAACATTTTCTCTGAGACACAACGTCTTGCTCAGAGTCAAGCTGTTCTCCAGTTAGCCACACAAGCTAACCAAATGCGTCCCGGCACGTTTGATATGCGATCTGTTTACAACCGCATATTGCAGCAAATGAAAGTACCGGACATTGAAGAGATCATGCCTAATCCAGAAGGCGCGTCTGAATCTAACCCAGCTCTCGAAAACGTTTCGATGACCATGGGCCGTCCAGCTGCAGCCTACCCAGACCAAGATCACATTGCACACATTAAGGTACACCTTGAATACGCAAACAATCCTGCCTATGGTGGCAATCCAGTTATTGGGCCTACTTTTGCTCCTCATGCTCTTGATCATATCAAACAGCATTTAACATTACACTACCTGCAGTCTATGCGCTCTTATGTGGCGCAGGCATCTGGTGGTCATGATATCCTTGAGTTGCATACCGAGAAGCCATTAGACTTGGAAGCACAACAAGCGTTGGCCTTAGCATCACAATTGGTAGACGAAGACTCCAAGCGCACCATGACACCATATGTCCAGCAGATTGGTCAGTTGGCACAAAAAGTCGCGCAAGCACAGCAAGCTCAGCAACAAAATCAGCTTATGTCTGATCCAACTGCTGCAGCAATTGTTAAGACTCAAATGGCTGAGACTCAGCGCAAAACGCAAGAGTTCCAAAACAAACTGCAACTGGATGTACAAAAAGCGCAGCAAGAGTATCAGGTTAAAGTGGCTGAGTTGCAACAGCAAGTTCAAGAGTTGCAAGCAAAGTACAGCACCCAGACCAATATTGACAACCAGCGTAATGCTACCGATATTGCAATGGCAAACATTAACAACGCTGCCAAAGAACGTATTGCAATGATTACCGCTGGCGCTCAGATGAGCCAGATGCAAGCCCAGTTAGAAGCTGAGCAAGATGCATCAGCTAGAGATGCGATCATCGCGGCCGAACAAGATATTCGCGCCCATGGTTTAGCTGTACAGCAACAAGCGTTTGAGCAACAAGCTGCCCAAGTCCAACAAGCTATTGAAGCACAAAACAAAATGGCTCAAGGACAACAGCAATTGCAACAAGACATGCAGCAACATCAGCAACAGTTGGCGCAAGCTGATCAGCAGCACCAGCAACAATTGCAACAAGCACAACAGCAACAAGAGATGCAACAGCAGCAACAAGAAGTACAACAACCACCCACTGAGGAACAATAATGGCAAAAGATGAATTAGGTTTTCGTCAAACCTACAAACAAATGGGCAAGCAAAGCTCTGGCGGCGGTCCTGACGCTAAGTTAGACCAAGGCGATTCAGGTTCTCATCGTGACAACAACTGGAAGATCGGCGCATCACAAGCTAAGATGGCTAAGTCTTCTAAAGTTGGTCCAGATAAGAATCTAAATGAAATCGGCGGCGGAAACTTTTATTAATATTTGGGGCGGAATGTCCCAAATGTTTGCATTAGTAAGAATATGAAGGACATTGTAAGTGAAATTATCGGTCGCGTACGCGCTGAGATAAAAATTCAAGCAGAAACCGTTACTGCGGGAACAAACGTCAATTCATTTGACGATTATAGGCAGTATGTTGGGAGAATCGAAGGTTTACAGTCGGCTCTTGACATTATTGACGAAATTTTAACGGAAGACGACGAAGAAGATCTGTAAAGATCGCAGGAGGCAGCCGAATGGCGGCATTTGATTTAAACCAAAAAGACGAACCAGATTTACGTACGGAGTTGGAGTGTTTTCCTGAAGTAGATCCCGGAGTCGATGTGGCTGGAGATCGAGTATTGGTGCAGTTACGCCGAGAAAAGACCACTAGCAAAGGCGGAATCATCCTTGTGGATGAAACCAAACAAACCCTACGTTTTAACGAGACTGTAGCTAAAGTAATCCAGATTGGACCACTTGCATATAAGTCACCCGATACCTTAGAGCCTTGGATTGAAGGCCCATGGTGCAAAGTTGGTGATTTGGTAAGAACCATCAAATACGGCGGCGATCGTT